AACTCCACAGACGTAAATTCCGGTAGTCCATACCGTACCGAATTATTTTTATGCTACATTTAATAATCGTAATCCTTCATTCAGAATATTAATCGCAGCATTTATATCTCGATCATGTTTTGTACCACACTCAGGACATGTCCATTCTCTAACTGATAAATCCTTAGTATTCTTATTAACATAACTACACACATTACATATCTGACTTGATGCGAAATATCTACCAACCTTAATATACTGTCGATTGTTCCAATTAGCCTTATATGTAAGCTGCCGTGTCAATTCATACCAACTACAATCCAAAATTGATTTCGCAAGATTATGATTTTTTATCATATTTGATACCGATAAATCCTCACTAACGATCACTTGGTTTTCGCTAATCAATTTATGAGAAATTTTATGTAAATTATCAATCCTGGTATTGTGGATCTTTTCATGTGTTCTTGCTACTTTTATTCTTTGTTTGTTCCAATTCTTACTACCTTTTACCTTATGAGCAAGCTTTCGCTGTTCTTTAGCAAGCTTCTTCTCATATTTCTTGGTGAGTTTAAGATTATCAATCTTCTCTCCGTCAGAGGTAATAAGCAAATCCTTAATGCCTAAATCAATTCCAATCATACATCCAGTAGGCTCCATTGAAATATGTTCTGTTTCTATAAGAATTGATACAAAATATTTTCCAGATGGTACTTGTGAAATTGTTGCAGATTTTATCTTCCCTGTAAATTCTCTATGAATCTTAACTTTAGTCCATTTAAGTTTCGGAAGTTTGATTCTGCTATCCCCAAATGATACTTCGATGTTGTTGTTAGTAAAGTTAGTAGAATATGACTTTTTATTATCTCGCTTAGACTTAAATTTTGGGAAGCCAGTATGTTCTTTGAAAAATTTCTGATATGCTGAATCCATATTATAAATTGTATTCGTAAGAGCAAACTTATCCACTTCTTTTAACCATTCATGCTCCTTTTTAAGAACCTGATTGCAATAATTATTACAAGAAGTTTTATTCATAGATTCTTTTTTTGTTTCGTACATTTCTTTCCGATGTGCTAATGTCTGGTTATAAACAAATCTACAACATCCGAATGTTTTCTGGATTAAAACTTCTTGTTCCTTATTGGGATACAATCTATATTTATAAGCTTTTAACATTTACTTATCACCTCCAATCTATTTATATATTCTCTATTTTGTACGGCTCTTTACCCATCAGCTAAAGCTAATGGGATTGCGAGCCTGTCTTTTTCAATATTTCCTATGAAATTTTCTTTGTTATTAAAAGACTCATAGCAAACTTCGTGCAAAGACATATTAGGAATGTATTCGTTATTACTAACCATTATGGCAACTTGTTCATCTGATTCTATATCTTTGTTACAGCAATAACATTTTCTCGGATTTAAATACATTGGAAAATTTTTGAAATGATGCACTTTAATAATAGAATCTTTATAATTTATTGTTTCCACTATTAAATCACCTCCATCATGAAAGACGCATTTTATTCTATGTTTGTAACAACAGGATGTGTCTCCTTGTATCTATCTTGTTCTTTTAAACATTTTCTATAGTAATCCGTCGATTTTAAACTTTGATCTTTACTGTTTTTCAAATCATTACAATACAAACATCTGTAACGTTCATGTTCTTCAAGATCTCCTGCATCATACAATTCTACTACCATATCTTTTGTGCATAATCTATTGCAATCACAGCACGTAACAATATCTTCATATGTAATACCAAGTTGTTGTTCGATGATGTCAATAAAATACCCTAAAATAAAATGCCTATCAATAAGCATATCCGTAATTTCGCCATCAAATAAATCGGCATCATACCATGGTAACGTTCTACTATAATTATAAAGTTCCTCAGATCCTGTTAGCATACAAGCCTTAAAGAATGCTGCTGAATAACCACCTGTTCCTGTATTCACTGGAACACTATATTCTGCAAATGCATCAAGTTTATAGTATCCATGAATTCTAAAAAGTTGATCACGAAATTCTTTTAAAAATTCATCTGTAACAAGCTTTTTGATGTTTTCTGGCATGTGATATTCTACATGGACATCTTTTCCTTCTCCTACTATGGGCATAATCATTTCCTCCTCTTCATCCAACTGCTCCGAACACAGTCATATCTATATATACCGGTTCTTCAGGATGATAACCCTTAGATACGTCATCCTCATATTTTTCTTTTAATCTTGTATTTTTCTTTTCTGCGTACTCACGCATTTCTGAAATCGTAGCATCATCATATTCTACATGATTGTAGATATAATTATTTAGCTTTCGTTCCAAAATATATTCTCTCTTAAAAATATTATCTATTCTTTTTAATCCATTCATTAAAGCTTAAATCATACATATTATTCATCCTGTATCCATTTTTAAGATAATCCAATAAATCTTTAATGAATTGTGTTATTCCTCCAAGAGTACTAACCTTGTATTTATAGTTTCCTACACAGAATCCAATATATTCTAATGCTTTGTCGTACCCATATTTTCTCTGGTTATAAATTAGTTCGTGATATTCGTCTTCTGTAAAAGTATAAGTCTTGACTGTTTGAGTAACTTTTTCTTCTTTAATTTCCACGCTGCATCCTTCCTCAATTTAATACGCATAGTCATAAGATAAATAATATCCTTGATCAGATAGCTTTTTAAACCATTCAATGCGAGATCTCATATTAACCTTATCTATCTCTCTTCCGTCTAAAATTCTCTGGCAAATCTCAGTCATTTCTTTTGGATCAATCAAATGTAAGTCCTGATCTTCTGACTCGAGCCATTCTTCTTGTATAGCAGGTATTCTCTTTCCGCTATATTTTTCAATTAAATCTTGCACCAAACCAATATTATATCCAGAATGTGATGTGCTGCCTCCACCAATATATTCGATGTCTGAATCATCATAGTCAAACATCGTGGTTCCTTTATGGATATGTATTTTATATGATTTGAACCAATTAAATCCTGTTGACATCTTTATATCCCTTTACTTATATTTCCACATATATGTAAGAAAATTATTCTTATTATCATCTTTTTTAAATTCCATATTATAATTTAAACATTCAATAGATATTTTCTTTTTCATTTCATTCCTCATTTTTTTGATATTCAATTCTTCCCATTTATCTATAGTGATTGCTGCATCATGACAATTTGTAATATCGATTTGTATTTCACTTTCTTCACCTGTTTTAACGTCTTTTATAGTTGTGTATAATACAATTTTATCTATATCTTTAATTATCAAATTTTCTAATTCTTCTTTGTTTTCGACCGTTTTTAACATATAATTAACCCTCTAATACTTCTTTAGGACAATACACAATCTGTTTACCAGCCTTTTGCGCTTTGCGAATCGTAGACCATACACCACCAGATTTTTTACCATCCCAAATTGCCAACAATACATCACAGTGGTCAACCATATATTGATCTCTTGCATTGTCGCAACCTTTGTAAAATTCATCGGATAATTCAATCCATTCGTCTGCATATTTTTTCATGTCATCATATAATGCATGTGACGAATTATAATCTTTACATGGTAGAACACAATGCAATCGCAACGGAATGATTTCGTACACCTTCACTAACATAGCTACTGTTCCAAATGCAAAATCACTTCCTGAAGCCATACCACAATAGGCATCTAAATTCTCTCTCTCCAAATAACAAACTTCATACATTTTAAAGAGCTGTTTTACAATCCATTCTTCAATCTTTTCCCAAGCATCATCCGCTTCGTTTTCTGGAAGTCCAAGTCTTTCAGGTCTATGTCCTGTTAATGCTACTCTCATATATTTTCTCCAATTATAATTCATAAATATCATTTCTTGTTTCACCGTCAGAATAATAAATATTCCATTCGTCAAATAATTCTTCTAACAATTTCATATCAACCGAATATTCATTACCGTGTGTGATAGCAATTGATTTCTTATCTCCGAATGTTCCAACATCTTTTTCACATCTATCGTATAATTCTTTTAAGTCTAACATTCCATATCTTAATGTATCCTGATGCGGATTTGGAATATTTGTTTTATCAAACATGTACGGATTGATTAAATATTTGTCGCATTCGCTAGGAAATTTTCCTGCTCCATGTCTTGTTAAATATGTACGAGATACATAACAGGTTTCAATATTGATATCATCAGCCCAGTTAGTATTTTCAATAATTTTCTTTGGATTTTTGATACCAGTATTTGATGGTGTAAGATGTGGAAAATAATCTGTATTATTCTGATCCAAAAGAAGCCCTTGTGCTGCTTCAAAGATAATATTATCGAAAACATTTAAAAAATCATTTGTTTCCATTTCAACACTATGAATGTTCATAAAATCCCAGTCGTTCCAAAAATGATAAAAAATTCCATCGTCAAGAAATAACTTTTCCCACTTATAAGACAATGATATCTTCTCTTTTTCAAACTGCTTTATATAATAGTCTCTGATAGAAAAATTAACATTTATTACACCAGCTTTATATCTTTTTATCGTCTCAAAAATTCCAAGCCCACAGCTACCATGCTTGTCCTTTCCACGGCTTTCTTCAATGATCTGATTCGCCATCATATCCCAAGGTGTCGTAATCATACAGTTTTTGTTGATATAAACTTCTGGTCGATATCCTAGATTGGTCAACTCATCATATTCCTGTTTGAAAATAATAGGATTTAAAATAAAATCTTCTGGCAGATATGTAGCTGCTCCATTAAATGTGCCAGATCCAAAATGATGAAAGACATGCCGAATGCCATCTGGTGACATAACCGTATGTCCTCGTTGCGCTCCACCATTAGAACATATAACAATACTATTTTTCTTTTGAGAAAAATAATTTGTTATCAACCCTTTTCCCTCGTCGCCAAACGATCCACCAATCACAATCTTAATGTCTTTCATCATTTTGTCTCCTATTCTACCAAACGATTTCTCCAGAAGTAGAAGTCATTACATTCGTATTTGTCTCATTATTTTCTACTTCACCAACAATAATATCAACAATAGCATCTGCGATATTATTCATATTTACATTTCTAAAATGTTTATCATCCATATATTCTTTGAACGAATTTTCAATTGACTCCTGCCGATAATTATATCCGCCATGTTCAACATTGAGATGATAGAGATTGAATTTTTCCGATGCTTCTTTATGCAAATCTCTTGTCTCTACATCTGCCTGTAAACTATCCCCTGTAATACTTTTCATACTACATCTAATGCCTTCTAAAGGAAGATATGGGTTAAGCATTTCGTCTCCCATGGTGATAATAATGCCTTTCCTACCACGTTTCAGACAATCAAGCTTGGTATGACGTGATCCAAAATACCACGCTGCAGTATAAGATTCAAATCTATTTCCGCCACCGCCAAATTCAAAATACAGTTTATCAAGCTGCTCTGCAATTCTAATGTCAGACTCAAATTGAGATGCCTGGATCGGATATCTATCATAAGCTAAATCTCCAATACCCATAATCATAAACTCAACATCTGCAATTTTCTCATACAGCTTTGTCATTACTTCATTTAGCGTTTTAGATACTTCAACTGCTGCGTCGCCCATACTACCCGTAACGTCTAGCGCCAAGATAACAGGTAAAGTATTCGGGTGTTCTTCAGAATCACAGCACTCTCTAATTACATTCTTAGGATCTAAAGCATGATCAAGCGTTACTGCCTTAAACATATCCTGGTTAGAATATAAACCTCTGATTTTACCATCGTCTGATACATCAAGACCTTTCGTTACTGAATAACTTACAAAATCATCTGACTTCCAACTTCCACATCCCATAATTATTCTTCCTCCTCTGCTTCATCTGTATCATCTTCATCACTCATATCAAAATCAAACATTCCATCAAACATTTCAGACATGCCGTTTCCTCCACCCATCATCATAAAAGGAAGCATTGCGCTCATATTACCAAATGCCATAGAACCATTTGTCCCATCATTACCATTCATCATCTGAGAAAGCATCATATATTTAAAAATGTTATTTGTTCCTTTTTTACTCTTAAACATATCGTTTCCAAACATGGAAACAATTTTTCCATAAAAATATGTATTACCCATAAATACATGACGTTCTGGAAGAATCATATCTACCGCAGAGTCTTCATAATTAACGACTGTAATTTTATTTTTATCCGCTTCGATGACACACTTTGGTTTACCATTAACAAGAATGATATCCCCTTTTTCAACTTTGTTAGTTGGAATAACAAAGAAAAACTCTTCTCCGATGTCGAATACAAAGTTGTTACAATTTGTAAGTTTTCCTGTCTTTACGTTATAGGTTTTGTATCCAGTGCTTGTCTTAACAGCGATATCACCATTCATAGATAATCTGCACATTCCGTTTCCTACCTTACCAAACATTCCATTTAAAAAGTTGTTCATCATATTTCTTTCCTCCTAAAATTTTGTTCTTTTTATATTATTCTCTGTCGATGAAAACAACATTTCATTAGTTTTTGTCAACCGTTATCATAAATATATTTTTATCGCAATCTTCGTCTTCTCTCATCCAACGTACTCTAAATCCTTGATTTTTAAGGCTTTTTAGATCATCATCTGTTAAATATATTGGATTTAAAGCAATTTCTTCGATTTTGTAATCATTTATAACTTTTTCCATAATTTTTCACCATATGAAATTTCGATTTCATTTATTCTCTGTCACAATTCGCCTAAACATCTCATCTGTAGAATCTATCAGGTCATATCTTTTATCCATTGGCGCTGTTGAACTTTTTGCAAATTTTCTTTCTACCATGTCAATATAGTAAGTAAAATTTCCATCATCGCCCATGTAAAATTCTTCCCATTCTTTGTCCGTAAAGAAACGTCGCATATTAAGCTGTTCGATGGCTAGATTGTCAAAGGACACAACTTTGAATTTGTCGTAAATGTTACAGATGTTCTCTTTCAACCACATCTGTCTTACTACAATATTTTCATGATCTTCTGTATACCAATCAGTCCCTCTACGAAGCTGCTTATAGCCCAAGATCAGCATCTTCAGATTATTATTCCCTAATGCTTCGATATCAGATGGTTTTAAGATACCATTAATGACATGAATTACTGCATTTGGATATTGCTTAATTAGAGAAATAAATTTTTCCGTTGGATTGACAAGTGATACACCAAGACCGTAGATCAGTTTTTCATTAACTAATCTTTTTATCAGATCCTGTTTTTGTTCAAAATGAATCTGATTTACAGTAATATTCGCAATTACTTTTCGTTCTTTAAGTTTTTGTAGGAATGGAATTAAATCAGGATGCGTAGTGATATCACCGCCACCGATTGCTACCTCCTGATATGGATGTAAGGTATCGATAAATTTTTCATTCATAATATCTCCATGTCTGCCATTTTCCGTACTTCCTTCATGGCACATAGGACAATTCATGTTACATTTATTAGTTATTTTGATATCAATATTTTCCGCAAAATCAGGAATAAAATCGTCATCGTTTGTCCTTCTGATTTTTGTTCCGTCATCCATTATAAGAGTACGATAATTTCCATTTCTATATGCTCCTAATAATTCCATTCTCACAATTCCTCCTAAATTTTATCAGCCATCATAACCGTCATAACCGAACGCGATAACAGTGTCCCCATTCTCTGTTGTGAACGATTCTTCAAACGTCTCCCAGTCTTCACACCATTCATTCCAGAAATAGTCATAATCGAACCATTCATTTTCATGGAGAAAGTCTAAAAGCTCACTTTCTGTGTTGTATGTAAAATTTAAAAAATATTTATTAGACTCTAAAAATGCAAGCATTTCTTCTTTTGTGTAAAAATGATTTTCTTTTGGTCTGTTATCCTTTGGATATGAAATACCCCATCCCTTATGTAAAAATAACTCACCTTTTTCCCATTTGTCATAATCGCTCTTATTACACATAACAAGTGAGTGCACACTCGATGAGTTGGATTCGAACGTTCCTTTTCTAATTTGTGTTTTCATCTTTACTACCATTCCCCTTCTGGATATTCATGATCAATTGCATCCATATTAATTAAACCTGCTTCTTTCATTCCAGAAAAATAGCATGTTTCATCTCCATCCTGAATTACTACATATTTTTTGTTAGAAATAAACTCTTCTAATGTGATATTCTCTTTTTTTAAAAATCCACTAAGGATATCTTCATCCACAGAACCAGTATCTGGAATATCGAAGCTCCAGCATTCATTTTCTGAATCAGTCCAATAATTAATTATTTCAATTCCATATTGTTCTTCTTTGTCAGAAAGAAACTTGTTTAACTCTTCTTCCGTCATTCCTTCCTGGTAATAATTGTCTGCATTATATTCTTCGTTATCTTTATTCGGAATATATTTACATTTTTTTGGAAGTTCAATTTTCTTTAATGTCGGCACATATTTCTTAACAATTCGTAATAATTCTTTATATGTATCATCATTATATTCTTCAACCAACGAAGCACAAGCATATAGCCATTTATCAGAAAAACTTGCCAATGCCCTAAATGGAGATCTTCCAAAATATAAATCTCCCTCATATGGTATCCAAATACAATTTTTCTCTCCTGTTTTTGAATCATCCCATAACCACATATCATGAGTAATTTCTTGTGAAGTATATTTACCTTCATTTTTCATCACGCAAAGCGAATGCATACTTGATGAATTAGTTTCAAATACACCTCGTCTAATTTGTCTCTTCATAATTTAATTTCCTTTCTTATAAATTTCATAATCATGAAATTCAGGTTTTAAATCTCCATAAATCGGATAGCATCCATAATCTGTTTCTTCTTCACCTTCATAGATACACATTCTATCCCTGTAGCTACCGTCATTATCATTACCTGTAATAATGAAAGAATTTCCGAATAAATATCTAAATAACTTTTCTGAATCTGATAAAACCGCATCTACAAAGTCTTGCGTTTCTTCTACGTGGTCAATATAATTATAACCAAGATCATAATAATAATATTCTTTCCCTCTCCACCTATCTGATTTAACTTTTGGTTCTGGAATTGAATATGTAATATTATGAGAATCCAAAATATTTTTTAATTGTGCAAGTTTTTCATCTACTTTACTTTTACTAAAACTAAAAATTGCAGTAATTAAATATGATGCTTTATTACATATATCACTATATTCATCACATTCCCACCCAAACTCACCAAATTCAAAATCAATATGTTTTGGAATCTTATAATTATCTTTCTTTTTTGTAATACAAATAGCGTGTGTACTTGACGAATTTGTCTCAAAAACACCCATTCTAATTTGAGTTTTCATATTTTTTTCTCCTATTCAAAAATACAAATCATACCATTATTATCGACACCTGCAGTCTCATCAAAATAAATATAGGGCCATGTAATCCCTGAAATAACGTCAAAATTCATATCATGTGTAGCAATTTCTTTATCACCATATTTCTCCATCGCTTTCTGTAGTAGTTCGATAAAGTCCGAAATTTTATATACATTGTCTTTATCGAATGTCAATGCTTTTGTTATATGCTTATCAAGACATTCAAAATCTTCCTCGATGATCTTATTCATCCATATCTCCTCTACAAATTTTATTAGCATTTTCTTTGCCGTACATAACTTCATCTGCCAGTTTTCGAGAAATACGGCTAACCTGCTTTAATCCCTCTCTGATAATCGTTCCGCTTGGCTGCTGATGATCTTTGATAAATCCGATCCACTGATCTTCGTTTAGAATGTTTCTTTCACTTTCATATACTACTGCATAGCCTAGTTCCCGTTTTGCAAGGCAAAGTGTGTTGATCATGCAGTCGATATCATCTAATACATCTTTAATCGGCATTGGTTTTTGTCCTCTCTTTATGTAAATAGTTATATGTTTCTATGTAAGATTATTCTCCTATGATCCGTTTATAAAAAGCGTTCTACAATTTATATTCTTAATAGGTTAGAATTGATTGTAGAACGCTCATGATGGTGAATTGTTGTGGTTATTTTAGAATGCAAATCAGTCTAAATATGATTTCAGACCACTTTCAAAATATGGAATTGGTCTTCTCTTGAATCTGTATTTTTCAACCCTTGCATCGATAATAGCTTTTACTGCAGCATCATCAATTTCACCTGTTCTTGCATACCGATCGAATACAGAATATTTAAATCCAAGAGCGCTTTCATCAGAAGATCCACATAATCCGTCTGACGGCGTTTTGTCAACCATCTTTTTCAGTAGAATCGTCTCATATCCAATAGCTTTTACTTCCTGTACTGTGAAATCCTTTAATGGTGCAAAGTCTCCTACTGCATCGCCCCAGCGAGTTTCCCAAGATAAGAGTGTTTCCGAAAGATTGCATGTATTAGCAACTCGTCCATTCATACTCTGTGAAATTGCATAAAGTGTTGACATTCTGATTCGAGGAGGCAGATTAATTGATGTCTGTTTTGACCAATGATCACCAATTTGTGGTCTGATTTCGTGCTTTAGCGCAAGAATTGCTGGATGAATATCTACAGTACAGTATTCAATACCTAAATGTTTAGCAACTTCATAGGCATCTTCAATATCTGTCTGTTCTCCGTCTGGCATGAGCACACCTAAAACTCTATTCTTTCCAAGAGCTTCCACACAGAGAGCCGCAACAATGCTTGAATCTTTACCCCCTGAAAGACCTACTGTGGCAATACAATCTTTCCCATTCTGCTCAAAGAACATTTTAATCCACTCGACAATCTTATTTTTTGTTTCTTTTGCATCAAAAGTATACATATCTATTCTCCTCTCCTTTACTGATTTAATTTCCACAGTTCAACATGAGTATCAAGTTCATTAAAAATCTTCTGCATCATTGAATATACTTCGTCCCAATCTGCTCCGCCACGATCACAACCAATCTTATATGGCATAGCAATTTTCGCTCCGAAATTATTATTTTTTTCATGTGCCTTCCAACACATAGTTCTAAGGCATTTTTCCAATGCCACAAGAGAAGTATATTGTTTTCCGTCATAGCCATAATTATTTTGGGCAAAGAAATTACAAATCCATTGCTCATTGCTTGGAATTGCAATCGATCCACAGTCGTATCCAATATATTTTGGCTTGACTGGTACAATTTGTACTTTCCCCAGCATATCCGATGATGCTACCTTTTTATATTCTTCGTATACATGTGGAAATCGCTGTCTGACCTGCAAAGCCACGCCAGATCCCATCTTTCCCATACAATTTACCTGATGACAAATAAATTTTGCATCCGTATCAAATAAATTTCCTTCGATAATTTCAATCATGATTTTCTCCATTTAGTCTTTCACGAATTTCTTCAAAAGTCTGTTCTTTTACTAATTCTCCATTTTTAAAGATAAGTTTTAATTCATTTTCTTCTGGCATTGTATCTTCTGCATAACCATCATGACACACGAATTTATTTTCTTCTTTTACTACACAGCAAAGTCCTTTATGAGATTTCTTCAGATTATTTTTATCTGTTTTTGGATTCTTCTGAATGGTATATTCTTTGCCATCAATTACACAATAGGTGCTCTTCATTGCAAATCCAAAAGTATCTCTTGTTAAGCAAACCATTCCATCTTCTGGCGTACACATTGCAGAGAAAGAAAACGCACCTACTCCAAAAAGAATCGTATCTGCTGCAAATCCTAATCCTTCAAGCTGTGTCCAAATCTCTTTGATCTTACTGTACTGACAACCATCTCCGTAAATGATTCCAATCTTTGGATTTAACTCCTTATAACCTTTTGAGTTTACAGTTCCACCAAAAATCTGATATAATTTCTGAACAGTTTTTACTGAAATCTCAACAATATCGCCGCTATCAGGACGTACAAGGAATTTGCCATTATGCTCTTCGATTTCTTTTCTCAGTTTTGGAAGTGTTTCGTCAATAAGGTTCCAGTAATCAAATGTATCAGAGACATAACTGAAAGATGTATTCTTATATGTATCAGTCAGTAATCTTCTTAACAGATTTTCTTCTGTCTCGCATACAGCCAGATTACTGCATACGGTTGCATGTTCCAGGCTAACTGCTCCGATACCAATATGGTTCTTAGCACAATCAGCATCGTACATTTTATCAATATACTGAGTCGCAGGAATTGTAGAAGTTTTATTGAAAGATAGCAGCCATGAAGAACTTGCATGAACTCCGTTCTCAATGCCGAGTCCTCTGAATCCAAAATCCGCCATAGCCATTGCAGGATTAGCACCATCTGTAGTTTTCTCGTAAAATTCATTTGCAAGTGTTTTATATTTATGACCTACAGTTGCCCAGTTGCATGTCCCAAAAATAAAAGACTGCATAATGCATTCCAGCCATTGTACCGTCCATGCGAAATCCGGATGTGCGTTACTCATCTCGATACACGGGACTCCCATTGTTACAACAGATCCTTCTGGAAGAGCTTTGATCTCTACAGGTAAATACTGCAGATCCCATAATTTTTCGATACGTCCAAGATCATAACTCTGAGAACCGATCTGATTATCCAGATATTCTTTATATTCTGCAATAACTTCTTTTTTGGGTCTTTTGAAGAAAGTTTCATTTGCTAAATCAATCATATATTCCTTAATAAAACCCTGTAATCCAAAGAATACAACTTCATTCAGATTTTTGAACATTGATTTTCTAGGAGTAATATAAGAAGTTAATTTTGTAAGACCCTTTGGAAGAGCATCAGGATTTGTATTTTTATATGTATCTGCCATCAGCATAAAAGAAATGTTTCTCATTTTAGACCTCCATAACTGTGATTTTATCGTGTTTTCCTGTGAAAAGACTGTCTGTTGTAAATAATCTTTCAACTGTTCCATCTTCAAGTGATTTGATTAATGTTCCTTTTTCTCTATCAAGAACTGAATTTTCGGTATGTGATGCATAAGCATAAATTCTATCTACACCACGTTCTTTCAACGCTTTTGCACTATAATATAAAGAACCGCCATATGAAATGATGTCATCAATCATCAAAACTTTTTTACCTTTAAGATCAATACCGTTATCTCTGATTTTGAGTCCAAGAATTTTTCCTGTATTCCAATCTCGATTTTTCTCACCATAGCAATACGGAATGTCAGAAAACAATCCAGAATATCTTTTCGAACTACCGGCATCCGGAAAATAAAGAATAAGATTTTCTTTACTAATCTGCTCAATTACTTCATCAATATATTCTCTTGGATTAAAGACATATACTCTATTCAAAAGCGCTGCTCCAACATTGCTATGAACATCAAGTACCTCTACTCTATCAAATTCGAGCCAATTAATAACATCAGCGAACCCTTTTAATGTAAAAACCTCGCCATGATCATGGATTCTGTCCATTCTGGCATTCGGAAGATAAAACATTGTAAGATCAATTGATTTAATATATGGAAAATTTTTTAAATGTTTTGTAATATAAATCAGCGTTGAAAGTTCTTCTTCTTTTTCATACTTCCATGTAATGTTGTTATATTTCTGATAAAAACAATCATCTAGTACGATTCTCTGTGTTCCATCTGGAAAGTGTTCTACTTTTACTTCTTTCCCATTTAAAATGATCATATCTTTATTCTCCAATCACATTAATCTGGCAGCTTTTCATGGCTTCGAGTGCCGCCTTATGTTTTTCTGGTGTAGATCCCGCGCAACAGCCTGCATCTACTGTAATTTCCGTATTTGGAAACATAGCTTTAAGGACTAATGCATTTGAAATTACACATATATCCGTACACAAACCGACCAGATCGATATCACCATCTCCAATCCATGTCATATTTCTCCACTGCAAAGTTCCAAAAGTACTTTTGTTTACATATCTGCAGTTAGGAACCTCAAGGTCGCTCACAACCTTCCATCCTTTTGTTCCAAAAACACAATGTTTTACTGGAAGTTTTCTTCCCTCCAGAGTATTTAAGTAATCGTCATAATGCGTATCTCTTGTAAAGATAATTTGATCTCCACGATTATAATACTCTTCAATTTTCTTTTTCACATTCGGAATAATCGCCTGTGCTTCTTCCGATCCAAGGCTACCCTTTACGAAATCATTCTGCACATCTACTACAATTAAAGTTCTCATTGTTTATTTTCCTCTCTTACTTCGTCAAATCTCTTTACCAAGTCCTCAAATGACACATCGTCTCCCACTGTGCCATCGTATTTACACATCCAATATAGAGTTTTCTTTCTCTCGTATTCCAAGTCATCTCTTAAATTATGAATAATTGACTGAGCAAAATCTTTCATGTGATTGTATTCGCTTTTTAAGACTAATCCAAACATTAAATTTCCTCTTTATCTTCTGCAAGTTTATTCCAGACACTTGCAATTTCTGACATCACTTCTTCTACGGTTTTGCCATCCGTTGAAATTCCTAATCTATCAAGATATTCCTTTAATTCAGACATCGTGTTTTCCATTATTTTTTCCTCACTTTCCAAAATTTTAGTAATCGTTACTAATTTCTAATTTCGATTCTTTTTCGAATCTATCTACATATTCTCTGACACGTTCGTATGCTGCAGGAACACTAATATGTTCTTTCAGTAAAAGTTCTTCCACGGCTGCTCGTTCAATAAGAATTTTT